ATGCTCGCTCACGCTTCTTTTTGAAATCAGAAATTAAACAACTTTCAATCTGATCTTTTGTAATATTATAAACAGACATGATGCCATTAGACTTATTAAGATGGTGTATTCTTACTAAGTCTCCGTTTAAGAACCAAACCTTTTTATTCCCTGTGATTACAGGGAGGACATTGTAGCCTTCGCTCTCGATACTTCCCTTTTTAACAGCCATGACCCCTCCGCAGAACTTTCTGGTGGGTTATAAAAATTTCTTGATCCACATGCCATGCAGTAGGTTTCCAAATGCCCAATCGTACTATACTGTCTATCAAGAAACATTCTCCCTTTACACTTTTTACATTTCAGCATCAATTTGGTATACCAATGATAATCAAATTAACATCGATAGAGACATCTCCTGATGTGTTAAATTTTACAACACCCTCAACACCAGATGTTGTGATGCTCTTTAAAACAACTGTAACATTTTTACCCGCAACAGTGTTTCCTGTATTAATTGGAGTTGCTGTTGCGATAGGGGTATACTTAAACTCACCAGGAAAAGAATATGTAAAAGATTTTTCTTCTCCAGCAGTAATGGTTCCACTATTTACAACACGGACATATCCACCAATAACTCTTGCCTCGCTACCCTTAATGTTTTGTCTTCCAGCATTTGGTGTGTCAATTGATGTATACTTGTATGTTGCTGGAGAAATTGCAGATGACAACTCGTTAACTGCCTGGGCTAGTTGAGAAATGTAGGTTACGTCAAGCGGCTGACCACGCTCAGGTAAAGGAATTTTTGCCATAGTATATTAATTATACCACTAAAGGGCTATCTGTGTTGAAGTAAATATTGCTGCAAGTGGAAAGTACTGCTTGGGATATGTGGGCGATTGAACTGCAACCTGTATAGTAACTGTAGATTCTGGGATCAATGTTGAAAACTGTGTTGATATAGAACTTGCGATGTATTTCCAATCTTGACTATCTAATTTAAAATAGATATCGTACTGGTTCATAGGGGATGCTGGCTGCTCCCATACCATAGAAACAATATTTGAAACAACTTCTACTGAGCAATTAATCTGATCACTTTCTGGGTTTGACAAAGAATAGTATGGAGACCAGTGTGAAGATCTATTCTTATCTTCTGAGACAATCCGATATCTAACTAAATAGTTTTGTGAAGCGCCATTAAAAGCAGGCAAATCTTCTTTCTTAATTATTACTTTTTTGACCGTTTGATCTGACACTAAAGAACATCCATCCCAAACCTAAACTCAATGTGGTTTGTTGTATTAGCATTCTTAATTATTGTCTCAGAGTTAGCATTTTTAATTACTGAGTATCCAGATAAACCGTAGACTGGGTTAGAGGATGTTATGTTTTCAAGTCTTAACGCATCTAAACATACGTAGTAGTCATCTGAAACAACTTCATCCTTTATTACTGAAACATAAAACTTAACTGTGTCTACTACATTCCAAGTAAAACCAGATGTCTTTAATAGATCTTGAAGCGCTACTGACGATACAAAATATCTATTTGTTGCAAAATCAACATCCAAATCTGTTTCCTTAAGGACTACCTGCATTCTTGCATACTGAGAATTTTCCACATTTGCTTCATCTGTATTTGAAAACTCAACAACAATCCTAACCTCGTCTGGCTGAACTGAAGATTCTCCGTCCTTGTTTATAACAGAGAATGCGAGTTTTAATTGATCTGTTGGAGCATTTCTATTAAAATCTAGTGATGCAGCAGTTAAATGTATGTGGTTGGAACCTGTTGGAACTCCAACAATATTATCTGTAAGAGATAAGTCACTCATGTCTCCTCTAATAACCATAATATTATTTAAAAACCTGCATCTTTCATACCGTGAAGATCTTTCGTCATTCGTAAAAATTCTATTATCTGCATTTGTCTGAAACACTTTATTCGTTGTGCTTATAATATTGTTTGGTGGATTTGATCCAGAATCTAATGGTTCATATATTGGTGGGATAGCAATTGCTCCACTATCTGTATGATACTCCCAGTTTTCTGTCCCGCTAAAAGAATAGACAGTTTTGCTATCATATGCTCCTGCACTTGGATTTGCACCTGCTGACCAAACCCCTACCTCAGTTATCTCATATCTTTCTGCTGTTGGAAGTTCTGCTGTAAACACAATCTTTGATTGACCATTTTCAGTTACATATCCACGAGAAGTAATTGGTACACGGAACATCTCAAAGTCTAAAGACTCTTTATCTGAGTAGTCTCCAAGTTCTCCATCAGATGGTAGCGGAGTTGCCCCACAACCAATAGCAATATATGAGGCATAGGCTGGAGCCTGTCCAACAAGATACTTAGCCAAAATATTCTTACCTGTATTAGTTATCATTTTTACACCTCACCATATATTGTACCATCAAGTGTCTCTCCGCTGTTTAGTATTTGAACGTCTACCTGCTCGTCTGGGTCAAGAGAAGAAACATTTATTATCAAATCACCAGTTTCTTGATCTATATAGACAGTTTCCCCATTGGGTCCCGTGCCAGATATAGGCAACTTGCTTTCTAATCTTATTGGAAAATTCTTAAAATATGTGTCAGATGTACTCTCAAGTTTGATAATATTGTTTGGGTTATACTGTATGTATAGGTCTTGAAGATTTTTAATAGGGCTATAAATTACATCTTGTCCGTTTATAATGTCGTTTCTAGATATATTAATTAACTCTTGTCCCCCAATATTTTCAAAGATCATGTCAGCCATGATGTCAATGTCAAGCGGTGGATTGCTTAGTGCTATTAGTTCTGGTGTGGCAACCTTTATAGGGTCAGATGCTGGTACTGAAGACTTTGCCTTTGCTTGGTTTGCTACTGCATCAGTTGCCATTACAATACCTCACTTAAAAATACTGTCATATCTGGACCGTTCTGGCCTCTTTTATAATCTATATTATACACAACAAACCTTGATGTGCTTGGAGCCACCATATCAATATCGTTGTCAACATAGTTTATGTTAACTATATCGCCTAACTGAATCATTGGGTTTGCAAAAATCTTAATGCCAATAGACTTTCTTGGTTTCATAATCTTTTTAATTACCCAAGACATTAAGTTTTCTGCAGCATCGTGAGACTGTATGTATGGAACCTGTAGGGCAAAGTCTTTCTTACCATAAGACATTCTGCTTAACTTTATGTCTTCGTAATCTTTTGCAACTTTAAATGGATAAGAAACTAAAGAAGAGCCAGAAAATTGTGGATCTGCAAGATTGCTATTTTTTGCGAAGTATTCATCTACTGTTAGATCGTTGTCTGATTGCTGAGTAAATGTTATTCCTTGAATTCTTAAATAGTTACCGCTAGTTTCATCTAAACTTAGTGCTGTGTCAGTTGAATTAAACACCAAGAACTCTGCACCGTAGGAACCTGCTCTGAAACCAGATACAGAGTATCCCTTGATTCTATTAAATGTTGGAGATAACTTTGCGTATAGGGCTGGATACGCTTTATCATACTTAACGTTAAAGGATGCTGCCTCTCTCATAATTGTTCCGAATTCTTCAAAGTACATGCTAAAAGCAGGAGGCTCAGCAGAACTTATCCCTGCTAAATATGTTCCCTGCACAACTCCGCTCATTGCATACTTCATAAATGAATCATTGGCATTTATTTCTGAATCACCAAAGGCAGAAGCAATTGGGGCATTAATTTTAAAGGCAGTGTTCTGAGAATAGTTATTTGCAAGGGCATAGATGTTTTCAAACATAACCCTTGAAGAACCACGAACAAACAAAGCCATATGATTGTATGCTGGAAGCGGATCTTCATCATCAACAGTCGCAATAAGATTGTTGTTGAGATATAGGAAAAATCTTCTTCTTGTCCCAACGTCTTGATATTCTACTGATAGGTCGTATACTGTTGGAGTTTCTTCTGATGCCATTCTATATTGACCAGTAAACTTTCCGTCATCAACAACTATGTTTGTTAGACCTTCGTATAACTTAATTGGAATTGCAGAAGATCCAGAGGCTTTAACCTTATAAAACATTACGTTGTGCACATTTTGCTTTTGAGAGTCATTGAGGTTGTTTGCTCCCAACGCAATAATTTCAAAGTAGTATCCGTTGTTAGTTTGCGGATTAACCATGACTGCCAAACCACCTGAACCACCAACAATGCTAATGCTTTTATCTGGTGTCGTTCCTGGAACTGTAAAGTATGTAGATGATCCAACTGGAGTTTGTCCACGATTAGCATCATTTTCAACCTTACCAATAATTCTCATTCTTGTTCCAAAATGCTTATACTTGTTATCTAATGTTTTATGAACATAGGATATAAAGTCAACTGGGGACTCTGTTGTTGTAAATCCTGGACCATTCATAATTAGTGCTGATGACTGAACAGTTCCTGTTTGAGTAGCAAGCATCTCATTAACGCTTGACTCAGATATGTACTTTGATGATAAAAAGTTTTTAATTATTCCGTTTCTTGTTGTTTTTTGTGCAAGGGTATTGTTAACTCCTGCTGCTCCAACCGTTGTGGCTGGAACCGTTTGGTCAAGTTTAAACAAATACTTAGACTCCATTGTACAACCACGAACATTTGCATTATCTGACCAATAAGAACTTAGCCCCGCAGAGTGAGATGCTATTTCTGTTCCGAACTGACCTCTACCATGCTTTGCAACAGCGCCATTCTTTAACTTTATAACACCAGATATTTCCTCATAGTTTGGCTCAGCATAGATTCTTACAAGGCCTGTAGGGTAGATCTTTCCGTTAAATGGAAGTGATGAAAAGTATTTATCATATTCTTGGACATTATTAATCCACACATCTCCTGTACCAGAAATATTGTACTGGACTGCATCGTATTTAATTATTTCTCCATTAGAGTAAAAGTATCCATTGTATCTTGTTATCCAGTAGACACCTTCGCCAAGGTCCATAATATTATTAATAACTCTATTGTTTTGAACTGATGGGATATCAGAGGATAGGTTTGAGTTTAGAGGAATGGCGCTTAGCATGTATGTTGATTGGTTTCCAACCTCTCCATTGATAGACTTTGTATTCTCTGTACCCTGAACTTCCCATAAAAGAACTGGCTTATATATCCATGTCTTTTCGCTATCTACAAGACTTGCCTGCTTAATGCTTCCAATAGATCTTTCAATGTGTCTTGTTGTATATACAATCTTGCCGTCATTATAAATTTCATTATCTTGTGAAGTTATTTCTAAGATGTTTGCAAGTTTTGTTGCTGTTCTCTCGTTCTTGACAACTCCGCTATCTGTAGAATCTGAAGAACCATAAAGTGTGATGTCGGTTGCTCTTTGGTCGATTGATGGCATGATATAGTCTTTACTCATCATAACGAAGTTGTTATACTCATCAAAGAACATTGCTGTCTGAGTTGATATAGCGATATCCTCTAAAACCTTTGCAACGCTTGTCTCTGGAGGTATAAAAAAGAAAGGGATTATAACCTCAGACTCTCCTTCAACTCTTTTAAATACATAGTTGGAAAATCCAATCGAGTCAAGAAGAAGTGACACTGCAGAACTTACTGAAGTGTTTGTAGAAAGGATTTGTGGAGCAATCTGTGACTCAAAGTAAAAATAAAGATCTCTTAACTCTAAAGAAACTTCTTTTGACTGATTATCAATTTTTGGAAATCCATCTGAATACATTGCTTTAATAGGCATGTAG